ACAACAGCGGCTACAGGAAACTTCACAACACTTGGTGCTACATTCTTACAAGTAACTAACGGCGGCTCAATACATACTATTACTGGACCATCAAATTCGGGCGGTGCATTAGCAATTTCAAACGGTGTTTCTAATGGTAACAATCCCTGCCTAGTAGTTGGCGGATCTGGTGATATTAATATAACAACCGGTGGTTCTTTGTTCTTTGGTAGTTATAGCTACGCCGGCGGAACATATATTCGTGGAAACGCAACAGGCGAACTTTACATTTACCGTGCAGGTAATAATAACTTCCAAACAAACGGTAACAACATGCAGGTCAACGGCACACTATTTGTTACAGGCGACCTTTACACCAACTATTCAGACGAAAGACTCAAGAATCGTATAGGAAAAATTGAAAATGCGCTTGAAAAAGTGCTACAATTAGAAGGTTTCTACTATACTCCTAACGAAACAGCAGTTGCATTAGGCTACAAAGCAGGTCAAGTTAAAGGTGGTCTTTCTGCACAACAAGTAAACGCTGTTTACCCAGTAGCAGTTACTCCTGCAAGTTTTGATTTAGACGAAAATGAGCAGTCAAAATCTGGCAAAAACTATCTAGGTGTCGACTATGAGCGTCTAGTGCCCTTGCTAGTAGAAGCTATGAAAGAACAGCAAGCTCAAATAGAAGAGCTAAAATCGCAAATTAAGGCGTTGACGCCATAAATATATAACAAATATAGGAAGCTAATAACATGCCTTTATACATTGGTAACACAAACGTAATCCCCGGAATATATCCCTTACCTTCCGCTGATTCGCAATCTAGGGGCGCTACCTTAGTAACTGACGGAACACAAGCGTACTGGAGTTATCCAGGATTCCCAGGCGGCAATCCAGTAGCTGGATATCGATATCGTAGCATTATTACTCACGGATTTAGTTGCGCTGGCTACAAGGGCAGTAATTCTTGGAGAGCGTTGAATAAAACATGGATGCTTTCTGAAATAACATATTATTGTGGTGAACAAGTAGATCGCGCTGGCGACTACATGGACGGATTTTATTCAGATTACAACGGTTATGCTCTAGGTATGAACAACGGCTTTGGCGGCACATCGAACCATACATCTAGCTTTAACTTATATACAGGTATTAGTCGTACATGGGGCGGCGGAACATTCAGTCCGTACTCATTTGGCTACAACGGTGATAATCCTCGTGACGTTATGGGATACGGCACAGTCGGCGGTTGGGACATGTCTTCCGGTCGTCGTGTATTCGGAGCGTCAAGCGCGGCCAATTACCAATATGGATATGCAACAGCCGGTGGCCCACAAGGCACAGAAAAGATGCACTTTGCTACAGAAATTATGTACACTACAAACGGTAATAACCGAGGTGGTGGTAACTGTACTGGTGGTGCAGGCCAAGACATTAGTTGGTGGTCTATTAACGGCGGTCAGAGCGGTATGTACCACTCAAATGACAGTTGGTTTGGCGGCCCAATTGGTGTTACTCCAGACGGATTTATGAAATGTCTAACAACTAAGTATGGTTGGCATTATATTGGAACAGGTAACAACGTACAGCAAGGTCGTGTACGTTTCAATGACACAAGCGGTAACGCTCAAAGTTATTTTAGCCAACTTTCTGCATACGGCGAAGACGTTATGATGGCGGGGCAAGACTGGGGATATATGACCGGTCAATATGACGGCCAGCAAAATAATATGTGCGATAAAACAACTTATAATAACGATGCACAAACACGCATGGGACCGACGACACGTAACAAAGGTCACTACGGAGCAAGCTCGGGCGTAGCAATGAGCGCGGCCGCAACAGTAGCATCATCAGGACGACCAGGAGTATAATATGGCAGAAGAACAGCAATCTCAGAGCGGTAACTATTCAGTAGACTTTTGGGACGTTTCGATTGCTCCAAACGTCGAGGCTTTACCTCCCGCATTATACCAAGGCCCAGAAACACCAGCTAACCCCTTTGTAAAAGCTGGTAAAGTTTTTATGATTGTAGGTTGTAATACTATAGATCCAAAATGGTATGATACTTCTACTGGCGATCCTGCATTATGGTGCCAAGAATTATATCAATTGCTAGGAGTTACTTGTGTTTGCATGAGCGAACACTTATACGAAACTTTGAGCCCATATTGGCAAGGAGAGAAAGTTACTCTTATAACAGAAGAACTTGCACTCAATGGCCGTCAGTTTTTTGGCGACTATCGTGCCGCGGCAAAGATTTGGATTCCAAACACTGAAGCGACAATCAATCCTGATGCTCCTAACTATATCAAACGCGAAGTAGAACTAACAGATAATATTGTTTCCCAAGTAGCTGAATTTATGTTTATATTTGCTAGAGAAGCAGTACAAGATGAATTTGAACGTCGTTTCTTGCGTATGCGTCCAGGTGGCACATGCGAAGCTGTGAGCTGGGAAACACAAAAACACGAGGCTAGAGAGTGGCTAGACAAACAAGGTCAAAATGGATCACGCACTCCGTTTTTAGATTATCTAGCTGTCGAGCACGGTAAAGATAAAACAGAACTAGCTAATAGAATTTTAGAAAAAGCCGAAGTATATCAAGACGCACTTTCTGATCTATTAGTACAAGAACAGAAGATAGTTAAGGATTTCAAATCATGCACCACTGTATGGGATATGAACATTAAATACGAGCAGTATTTTGGTCTTCCTATACCGATTAATCAGGCAAAGTCAATGGGACTAACGGAAGGCCCCGATAGTAACATTAGAACAACTGAGGTGCCACATGGATTCCAATTCTAACAAATCAACATTAATACAAGATACACTTAATTCAAAACATCCTGAACCTAGGGCAAAGCGAGTAGACGAAGACTTTTTAGATCGATATGATCTAGAAGATTTTGAAAAAGAAATCATGCATTATGCTATTCATTCCAATATGGGAATGACTGCTTACCAATGCGCAAACTTCGTTGCTCGAAGCCAAGTAACTCCATGGCGCCAAGTACGTCAAGCATATATGGAACTTGAGGTTCGTTATCACGCTTATCAAGAAATTAAAACTAGCCTCCGTAAGGCTGAATTAATTAAGAAAAAATGGTTGCGCGACCAAGCAGAAGCAACTGATGAGATCGCAAAAGAAATGTTACAAGTAGACATTGATAAAAACGAATACGATCTTACAATTTATAAACGCAAACTAATTCAAGCCGAACGCGAAATTAACGCATTCTTAGATGTAGTTAAGCATTTTGCTAAAACTGAAGAAGATTTACGTTACTATGCTGAGGATAACCCAGACGAAGAACGCAAGTACTGGATTGCACGTATGGGCAAACAAGCCGCAATTGATGTTATTTCTTACGGTCGTGTAGGTTCTGGTAATATGGAAAGCATCTCAATGATGCCGGAAGAAGATCAGCTCGAAACGCTATCATTAGCCATGAAATACAGTGGCATGGTGCAAGCAGGCATACATAATATATCACTGGGCGTACAAGGCCAGATTGATAAAATGCTAGAGAGTAAAGATGAAAGATTACCAGACATTGTCAAAGACGCAGAAAATATTCAGCTTGCCGGTCAACCCAAAATTAACGGAACAACAGTTCTATAATTTTTTAGAGTTTTGTAAACAATATAAGGAGTGGATTTTTGATGTATATTTTACATCAAGGATTCCTCCTTTTGCACAAGATGCAATGGGCGACGTGCTTGTAACACAACAAGATGCTATTTCGGCTATCGAAGCCGCATTGCATATCCAGCAAGAAACTGGTATAACTGCGTGTGCAACATTCAATAATATTGAAGTACCCCCAACCCAACAATATCTAGAAATATGGTTAGAGTCCTTTCAACCATTATATGACGCAGGTATTCGATCTGTAATTATTCCGCACATACACTGGATGGCAACTGGACAAATTAAAAATAGGTATCCAGACCTATATGTAAAAAATACGATCTTAAGAAATGTAACAACAGGTGCAGAGTTTGTTGCTTACGCTAAAGCAGGGTTTGATTATATCTGTGTTGATAGAGATTTAATGCGAGATAGAGATGCATTATTAAGATTAAAAAAAGCCAAACAGTTTGTTAAAGAAACAATGAACAAAGATGTTACTATTAGTTTATTAGCAAATGAAGGATGTTTAGGGGCTTGCCCAATGATGGACGAACATTATGAATTTAATAATACCAGAGACCAAAATCGACCACAGTATTTTGCAGACGCTATTAGCAGAGTCAGCTGTCCTAAGTGGGATCATGAAGATCCTGCGGTACCTTTAAAGACCGCTAATTTACCGCCGTGGAGAGCAGACTGGGAAGAATTCTTTGATTTGGGTGTTGATGTTTTTAAAATGCATGGTAGAGAAAGCATAAACCGATTTAATGAAACACTTGACATTGTTCGCAAATATGTTGCAGGTGAAGAAATTCTTGCAGACGGCTTTGAAGAATTTATTGAGGATACTAACCTAATAGAAAAACCAATTAATATTTGGCGCGAAAAAATTAAGAACTGTAAGTTTGAATGTTGGGAATGTCAGTATTGCGATAAAATTGTTAGTAAGAAACAACAAGAAAAGATAAGTCCTAAGGTACAACATGCAGTCGATGCAGTATTGCATAGTGCAATGAATAATATTGACATTGATGTTATTGGATTAACAAGTTGGAAAATGGAAAGTTTAATTAATAAACTTGCAAGCAATTCCACACGTTATTTAGAAATCGGAAGTGCGTTAGGAGCAACAGCATGTGCGGCCTTAAAAAATAATAAGTTAGAAGTAATATGTGTCGACACTTGGGAAGACACTTTCCAACCAGCAAACGAATTGTTCGTAATGCCGGAAAATAAGAAAGAAGATTTTATTACCAATGTCAAACGATACAAAGGCGAAAATAAAGTCATTGTTTACGAAAGCGATATGCTAATGGTAAACAGAGAAGAAATTACTGATGTTGATTTTTTATTCTATGATGGCCCACACGACATTGGATCTACAATAAAAGCCTTAAAATACTATGCACCGTGCTTATCTAACGAAGCAGTTATCTTAGTTGATGACGCTAATTGGGAAGGTGTAGTTCAGGGAGTAGACGAAGCTATACGTGCAATTAATGTCGATGTGCTATATTCTAAAGTAGTATTAAACGATCAAGAAGATATTAATGCTTGGTGGAACGGTTTTTATCTTTTAGTAGTTCGAAAGAAATTAACCTAAGATATCAATTACGGTTTGTATTTTAGCTCTTATAATTTTATTATTTAGAGTTACTCGTACGCCGTTGTGCAATGGCTTCGGCCAGTGATCTAAATCGCACCAGCAATATCCACTATGTTCGTTGTTTAATTTAGGAATAAATTCTTCTTTTACTAGCAACAAATAAGTGTGATAATAAAATTCTTCATCCTTAGAAATGTATTGTTCTAAAGGAATGAATTTATCAATCTGCGGCAAAAATCCTAATTCTTCTTTAATTTCTCTTTGAAGAGTGTCAATGGGTGCTTGATCCATTGGTTCATTTTTTCCGCCAACAATACCCCAAGTTCCGGCAGTTTTTCCCTGGTTACGATGCAAGAACAGTAGCCTTTTTGTATCTTTAGATAGAAATATTCCACCACTACAAATTATATTCATATTATAATACGCCAGTTTTCAGGAGCGTATTCTCCTTCAAAGCTCTTGCTCCATATTTCACCGTCCCATAGGTACTGTATTCCAGTACGTAAGTTAGTTATATATGTTAGCGTACTTACACTTTTCGAACTGAAAATTACGGACCAGGTAGTTCCGTCCCAGGTGATAATGTCGTTAGCGTTTGCTACTAGATATGTATTGTCACTATTTTTCCATGCTGTTGCCGCAGTACCTTGACCTAATGCAACTGCTAAATTTGGGTCTGTATTAATATCTTCTAATATTAGATATCTAATTCCGCTAGTTGGATTGGATGGAACAAATGTAGTAGGATCTATAATAGCATCTATGTATGTTTTTCCACTTCCCTGGGGAACTTCAGTGTTAGCAGGTATTGTATCAGCATCTATATCTAAATGCATAATTGATTCATTTAATGGATCTAGACTAATACGGGCACTAATTTCTTCACCACTAGGTTTCATGAGTCTAATTTGAGTCAATCCCGCAATAAATTTGCCAGGATATAAATCTAGAATTCTATACCAGTTTACATCTGATCCATATTTTACAGGAGCTTCTCCGGTACTATTAGATACATGTACTCCCGGTGCTACAAGTTTAGCGGTATTGTTTACAACCAACAAACTATAATTTCCTATAGTTGTTGCTAGTATACTCGAGGGCGATCTTCCTTCAAAGTAATTAACTGAGTCGATATTTTTAAAGTCACCGCCTTCAATTGTTCCCGGAGCTTCTACAAAGATTGAAGTAATAATACTTGTAACAATTCCCATTTGTTTAACTTTTGCAGGAGTTGTTAACCATGCTGGTGCTAAAAATTGCATAGTAGCAATGTCAATATCTTGTTCAGTGCCGGCTGGAATTTGTCTGTTAGTCCAAGTCATGTCTGTAAGTTCTAGAGTACTTAAACTAGTCCAATCTAAATAGTTGTCGGTAGTTTGTAGTTCTAAGCTAGGACGGAACAACACTAATAATTGTTCTAAAATTTGTAATTTTTGATCTGTATTAGTTGTCCATATATCTGCTTGAAATGTTAAGTCGTAAGGCACAGGCATTAATCTTTCTACGGTATAATTTTCTCCCATAGTATTAATGTATTCTTCTTGCCCTGTTTCAGGATTAACCCAAGTATCTCGTTCTTTAATATGCACCTTACTAACATGAGTAGGATCTTGTAATCTTGATCTTGCGATACTTAAATTTTTAATATAGCAAGAAATCATCGGAGCAGACGGCATAGTGTTTTCACTATTTTTGCGTTGAATATTTGCAACTTGACGATTAGTATCACCGTATCGAACTGGAACCTGAATAAGTTTGCCCTTAGCATCTTTATAGCTAAAGCTACTCATTAATCTCATGAATTGTGTTAGATAGCGTCTTATTTGACCATCATAAAAATGTTGAATTTTAATTCTCCTTATTCGTCGGCCTTGGCACGTAGTACTTTACTTAATGCTTGACGCTGTACCACAACCTTATTAGCGATTGTAGCAGTTGTTGTATTATTAATAAATCCGGTAATTTGAGTTTGGCGTGTTTCTGAATTAGGATGTGTTGCGGTACCGTCAAGTGGCTTGTTGGTAATATCCATTCGTAGATTATCTTCATACTTAATCCAGTGTGCGCCATCAAATCTAAACAACCGCATAGGATAATAGTCTGTTCTTAAATGGAATTGCCCCTTGACAGGTCTTTTTGGCCAATCAAGTCCGAAGCTATAGGGAGCACCGTTCGGCGGCGTTCCGTCGTCGGTCAAATAGCCCACATAAAAGTCTTTTTCAGGACTCCTTAGTATAACACTAGCATCTATTGCGCCTTCGTGTGTTAAGTCTACATTAGTATCACTAACATCCTCGATATCAACTTTGCCTTCGTTGTTTAGTGGTAAAACAAAGAATGGAGTTGTATCGTAGCCGCTTCTAGGAACATCTGCTTCCGCTTGTGCAATCACCGCTTCATTTACAGCCAGTTGATTATTTGCAGTCGACATCAAATCTCTAATAGTAGTATCAAGTTCTTGACCCGTACTTTGGTTAACAATTTTCTTATCAAGAATTTCGCTAAACTCTTGACTATCGACCATTGGTACACATTTTAATCGCAATAAATGCGGGTACCAAGTAGGACTAAATCCTGATGCGGCCCGTGTAACTTCTTCTATAACATAAAATCTTTTTAATGCGACCATTGCATCATCTAATGCATATTCATCTTTTAAATGCGGTAATTCTAATACATCACCGGGCATTAGTTTTCTGCCCACCATTTCTACACTAGAACGCAGATGCACATGTAACAGTATAGTGTCGTTTTGTAAAAAAATACCAAATTGACTTAGGTTAAAAGCAACGTCCTGCATTTGATAAATTGCTCTACAAATATACACATCCGGAGAATAATGTCTATCTCTATTTTCCATAAACAGTAGATCCTGAATACCTAGTTCTGGTATAGGATTAGTATTATTTGGAAGTGCAGGAGTCGCACTCCCTGATTCAGGCGCAACGGGCCCTAGATATTTGTGTATGTAAATATCAGTTCCGCCCACTTGAAATTGTTCGTTGATCACGCGGTCAATAAACTTAAAATCGGCACCTTTTTCTGGCTTGTATAAAGAGAGTCTTGGCATAGTAATGTATTTAACTAAATATAAGCATGAGTGATATTCAAACAGCCCGCAAGGAAATAACTGATTATTGTAAAGCAATGCTAGGCGAAGGCATGGTCGATGTCGAACTAGATCCTATACATTATAAAACAGCTATTGATCGCGCCCTAGCAAAATACCGTCAACGTAGTAGCAATTCTGTAGAAGAAAGCTACTGTTTTCTTACGCTTGATACTGATGTTAACGAATATACATTAGCACCAGAAGTTACTAGTGTCCGTGAAGTATTTCGTAGAAGTATTGGTTCTAGAACAGGTGGCGGTGATGGCGGCACATTATTTGAACCATTTAATTTAGCATATACAAACACATATTTGTTAAGTTCTAGTAATATGGGCGGTTTAGCAACTTACGAATTATTTGCAGGCTACCAAAAGCTAGTTGGTAAAATGTTTGGTAGTTATATCATGTTTAACTTTAATTCTACATCAAAAAAGTTAACAATACAACAACGTCCTAGGGGACAAGAAATATTGTTATTATGGGTAACAAACAGTCGTCCGGAATTTACACTATTACAAGATAATTTTGCAGGCCTGTGGATTAAAGATTATTCTCTCGCACAATGTAAAATGATACTAGGCGAAGCACGTTCTAAATTTGCTCAAATCGCAGGTCCTCAAGGAGGAACGCAACTTAACGGTGATGCGCTAAAAGCCGAAGGTGCGGCCGCAATTGAAAAATTAGAACAAGACATAATAAACTATGCTAGCGGAGAAACTCCGATGTGGTTTGTAAGAGGCTAATATGAGAGCCAGAGAATTTCTCAAAGAAGAATCGGCTATGTCGCTTGTGAAAAAAGTAGCCTCTGCTAATGGCATTGCAAATCCTAATTTAATTAAAGTAGGACAACAACTAACTCTACCAGGCGGGAACACTTATACTGTGGCAACTGGGGATACATTGTATAATATAGTTACTGGACAGTTTAAAGGTAAACCACCAGTTGCTGGATCTGTAAAAACAGGTCCTAATCCAAACATTGACGATCCTACAAGACAGCGAGCACAGGCATCTGTAGCTAATTTACCAAAGCCTGCAACTACTACTCCTGCAACTACTACTCCCGCAATTACTACTCCCGCATCAAATAACCCCTCTGCTAGCTCACCGGAGATAAAACCTGTGAATGGTTCTGTAAGTAGTCCTTTCGGTAATCGAATCAATCCAGTCACAGGTCAACCTCAATCTCATGCCGGTGTAGATATTCCTGCAGGCAAAGGAACACCTATAAAGGCTCCAATATCGGGAAAGGTCACGCAGGCAACGCCTGAATCTCCTGTATGCGGGGGCACGATCGCAATTTCAAATGGTAAAATACAACATAGATTCTGTCACTGTTCTAATATCGACGTAAAAGTAGGACAAGAAGTTTCCCAAGGCGACGTCGTTGGGCTGACCGGCGGCAAAAAAGGTGATCCAGGAGCTGGCCGATCTACTGGACCCCATTTACATTGGGAAAAGAAAAACCTAGTAACTGGTCAACTAATGAACCCGGTAGCACTGGCATAAGGTAAAAAAATGAAAATACGTGATTTATTTGAAAGAAAGATAGGCAAGATTACTAAGCACGATCAGCAATCTAGCATCGGAATCAATACATATGGCGACATTGAGCACATCAGTGGAGACTATGTTTCATTTAAATTAGGGCAAGCAATGGCCATGGCTGACGGATCAAAGAAGCCGTTAGATATGGACGCAAAAAGTTGGCACGGTAAAAAGAAAACAGTACAGCCATTTTCGCCTTTAGAACAACAAATGTTTATACAGGCGGCCAACGCGGTGGGTGCAGACTTCCAAGATTTAAACAATGGTGATCTAAAAAGTAAAGAGTTAGACGACACCTACACTCAAAGTCCAGTATCGAACTGGAATCCACGTAATACATCCAAAAAATCCAAATAGCATTGACTTTGTAATCACTTTGTAATACAATAAAGTATCAGTTAGGGGATACTATGATTATTGGTGTGTGCGGTTTTATTGGGTCCGGCAAAGATACTATTGCTGACTATCTAACAAATTTCCACGGTTTTAGACGAGAAAGTTTTGCCAACAGTTTAAAAGATGCTGTTGCCCAAGTATTTGGTTGGGATCGTACAATGCTAGAAGGACGCACTACACAAGCTCGTGCATGGCGCGAACAAGTAGATCCGTGGTGGGCAGAACGTTTAAAAATGCCTACCCTGACTCCACGTTGGGTGCTACAACATTGGGGCACAGAAGTATGTCGTAAGAGCTTCCACGATGATATTTGGATCGCTAGTTTAGAAAACAAATTACGTAACAGCAAAGATGATATTGTTATTAGTGACTGTCGTTTTCCTAACGAAATTAAATCAATTAAGGCCGCAGGAGGCCTTGTAATACGGGTTTCCCGTGGCCCGGAACCCGAATGGTACGATGATGCTATTAATGCTAACAAGGGTGATGCTGGCAATTTCTCGTGGGCAACTAGCAGGAATAGACTTGAAAAATTAGGTATTCATGCAAGTGAAACTGCTTGGGTAGGAACTAAGTTTGATGCCGTGTTAGATAACAATACTACAATTGATGACCTGTTTGAACAAGTTAAAAATCTGGTCGAAGATCACCCCGTCTCCAAGGTAGCTTGAGTTTATGAAGTATGCGCTGGCAATTAGCGCATACTGTTTTTAGGTTTCCAAATTTACAATTATTTGGGTCCCCGTCGACGTAGTATACGTTAAATTGCTCTTGATATTTCCCAGTAAAAGAACAACGGTCGCAGGTATCTTTTTTCTTATAGCCGGCTAACTCCCATTTAGACTTTCCTATATGTCGGCCTCTGGAACAGTGGTCACACATAGTTCTGTAGAATATCCTACCTTCTTTACGGTAATTGATAGCAACAGGTCTCTCGTTACACTTTTTACACAAACTTCTAATCATACCCGCCCTTTTTATGCCCTTTTCATAGGTATTTAACCTACTGAAATCAGGAACAACCACTAAATACTGATACAATAAAAACCATTGTATGGGAGATGGAAAGAATGGCCACATTAAATTCACCAGGCGTATCAGTAAACATTATTAACGAGAGTTTTTACACTCCAGCGGCACCGGGAACTGTGCCTCTAGTTATCGTTGCCACTGGCGCCAACAAAGCAAATGCATCTAGCACAGGTACAGCACCTGGAACAACTAGTGCTTATAAGAGCAGAGTATGGACTATCACAAGTCAACGTGATTTAACTGATACTTTTGGAACACCAAAGTTTTACAGAGACGTGAACAACAATCCAGTTCACGGCGGAGAATTAAACGAATACGGATTACAAGCCGCTTACTCATTGTTAGGTGTGAGCTCAAAAGCCTACGTTGTAAGAGCAGATATAGATCTAACACAACTAGTACCGCAAGCCAGCGTACCAAATGGTCCTCCAGCATCTTCAAGCTACTGGTTTGACACTTCAAATACTAAATTCGGTATTTTTGAATGGAACAAGGCTACTGGAGTTTTCACAAATAAAGTTCCTACTATTATTGACGACTCTAATGCATCTCTTTATACAACAAACGGCGACGGCATAACACTTAAATCAAGTTTTGGCGCTGTTGGATCATATGTTATTACAACAGATAAAGGTAACCGCAACCTAACTAGCTACAAGAATAGCGACGGAACTTGGGTTTCTGTTGGATCATCTGGTGAAACTGCTTTTGCTAGTAATGCAAACGTTTCTACTTTTGTTTCAACTACATGGCAAACAAGCTGGCCAGCAGTAAAAGGAACAACGACAAGTCCGTCATTCTTAACTGCGGCAGGTAATCTTACAATTAACTCTAATAATATTGCAGTTACAACAGCTTCGACTGTTGCAACAATCGCACAGAGCATCAATAGTACTTTAAGAACTAGCGGCATTGGTGCAAAGGTTAATAGCCAGAATCAATTAGAGTTGTATGTTGATGCAACTCCTGGTCAAATTACTCTAACAGGTACAGCGTCTACATTAGCCGCGGCAGGCCTAGTGGCGAGTACATACGCAGGACCTGCGTTAACACTTGCTCCACATACACAATACCCAGATTACTCCGTAAAACCTTCTGGATCTGTTTATGTTAAAACAACTAGCCCAAATGACGGTGCAAGCTGGACATTAAAACAATATAGTGCAACTGCACAAGCATTTAATCAAGTAGCGGCACCAATTTATGCTACCGCAGAAGATGCGATCTATGGAATCGACAAAACGGGCGGTACAAAGATTGCTGTAGGTACATTATTTGTAGAAGCAAACTTTAATCATGGCAACGGTACAGCAACGACTAGTAGCAACTACTCTAAGTTTGTTGATTTCCGTATCCAACGACGTGCGGCAGTTAGTCCAACGACTATTACTAGCGAAGTTAAAACAGTTGCACCTGTTTTACCTAATGGTGCTGTATTAACAATTAAAGAAAGCCTAGCTAATCAATATCTATTAGACAACGAAAAGTCCATCACATTAAATGGAACTACTATTGAAGCACTAGTAACACAAATTAATGCCGCAGGATTTACAAACGTTTCTGCATCAGTTAACGGTGACAGAACAATTAGTATTAATCACAGATTAGGTGGCGAAATTAAATTCGGCGATAATAGCGGAATTTTAAATGCGGCTGGATTTACAGCGTATGCTTATAATTCAGGTACAGATACTTGGGCAGGCAGTGAAAATTACTATGCGGCAGGATCTAAAGAAGTTGACGGTTATGACTTTAAAGCCAGTAACTGGGAACCTTTAGTGTATACTGCTAGTTCTAGTGCTCCTTCAACATCTCCAGAAGATGGCCAATTATGGTACAGTTCAGTAATCGACGAAGTTGATATTATGTACCATAACGGTACTACATGGAAGGGATACAAAAATGCATTCCCAACATCAAATCCAACCGGCCCGATCCTTGCGGCCAGCGAGCCAACAACACAAACAGATGGTACAGCACTAGTTAATGGCGATATCTGGATTAAAACATCTAATATTTCCGAATACGGACAATATATCTATATATTCAACGGTGTAACATTACGTTGGGAAGAACAAGATGTAGCAGATCAAACTAGTCCGAATGGTTGGGTATTTGCAGATGCTCGTTGGAGCGGTGCAGGCGACGATGTTAATGCAGATTCTATACAAACCCTATTATCGTACGATTATGTTGATCCAGATGCTCCTAATCCAGCACTATATCCACGTGGCACACGGTTATGGAATTTACGTCGTTCAGGATTCAACGTTAAAAAATACGTAATGAATCATATTGACATTTACAGCAACAACGGTACTAATGCTCGTTACAATGACGAGCCGATGGACGGTTCTAATGCAACTACTCCATACAATCCAGATCGTTGGGTTACTGTAAGTCCTAATCAAGAAAACGGCGCTGGCTCTTTTGGCCCACACGCACAACGTAGTTTTGTTGTTGCTTCATTAAAAGCTGAAATTGATACTAATCAACAGATTCGCGATACTGATACGTTGATCTACAATCTAATTGCTTGCCCAGGATACCCTGAAGTAATTCAAAACATGATTGGATTAAACACAGATCGCGCTCAAACAGCGTTTGTTATTGGCGACACACCATTCCGCTTACCTGCTACTGGTACAGATTTAGCGGCATGGGGTAGCAACAGTAACAAAGCACTTGATAATAATGAAAAAGGTGGCGTTAGTTACGACGAGTACATGGCTATGTTCTACCCAAGCGGTTATACAAACGATAATCTAGGAAACTATATTGTTGTTCCGCCAAGTCATATGATGTTACGTACATTCATCACAAGCGATCAAAAGAGCTACCAATGGTTTGCTCCAGCAGGATCACGTCGAGGTGGTGTTGATAATGCTACAGCAGTTGGTTATATTAGCACTGAAGGCGAGTTTACACAAGCCGCATTACCGCAAGGTTTGCGTGATGTATTAGCTGGTGTTAAAGTTAACCCAATTGCAACACTTAACGGTGCAGGCATTTTAAACTTTGGTAATTACAGTCGTGCAAGAGCATCTAGCTCATTAGACAGAATTAATGTTGCACGTCTTGTAGCATTCCTACGTAGACAGTTAGATGTTTTAGTTCGTCCATTCCTGTTCGAACCAAATGACCAGCTAACACGTAACGAAGCCAAAAACGCAGTTGACAGTTTCTTGTTAGAATTAGTAGGTCAACGTGCATTATACGATTACATCGTAGTGTGCGATGAAAGCAATAATACTCCTACCAGAATTGATCGTTCTGAGCTATGGATTGATATTGCTGTTGAACCTGTCAAAGCAGTCGAATTCATTTACATCCCAGTTCGCTTGCTAAACACTGGCGCAATTAAGTCAGGTAACTTTGGCCTACAGACCAACGGTTAATGGGAATGGTAAATATTAAGGAACAAGGAGCACATATATTATGGCTATCGCAGGATTAAGTAAATTATCAGTACCAGTACCGCAGAGTAATCAAAGTCAAGGTCTGTTAATGCCAAAACTAAAGTACAGATTTCGTGTACTTTTTGAAAATTTTGGTGTAAGCAAACCAACTTCAGAAATGACTAAACAAGTTGTTTCAGCAGGCCGTCCGCAAGTTACGTTCGACCAAGTTGAATTACATGTTTACAACTCAAAAGTAAAGTATGCTGGTAAACATAGTTGGGAAGACGTTTCGATCGTTCTTAGAGACGATGCAACCAACCAAGTTATGAAACTAGTAGGCGAGCAATTACAGAAACAGTTTGATTTCTTTGAACAAAGTTCTGCAAGCTCTGGTATCGATTATAAGTTTACAACTAAGATTGAAATCTTAGATGGTTCTAATGGCGGAAATTATCAAGGTGATCAAAGCGTACTAGAACAATTTACATTGTACGGTTGCTACCTAAAACAAGCTCAATATCAAGGAGCAGATTACAGCTCATCTGAGGCAATGGATATTACATTATCTATCGCTTACGATAATGCACTACAGTCAGGACGAGGCGGTGCAAGAGTAGGTATTGGTTCAGAAGTAGCAAGAACTATTAGAACTCTAGCTACTGGCTAAAATTTAAATTACAGTTAGTATTAAAAGACCTGTATAATAACGGGTCTTTTTTTACGACTAAATATTACTATGCCAAACATTGTTGATTACTTAACCGAATTTTTTGATACCGGAGATCAGTTACGCGATTTCCAACATGCAACCCGTCTGTACCTCGATAATAACTATGCACTAGCACCAAAAACTAGTTGGATGTATTACGTGGTCTTTTCCATTGACCCTAGTGCTATAACAGAAGCACAATGGAAAAATCAAAGACGCGATTATGAAGCTGGTATGCTTGTTAAGTCGTGTGACTTACCTAAGTACCAAATACAAGTCGACACACTAAATCAATATAATAAAAAAACTAACGTACAATCAAAGATCACTTATCAACCTATTAGTTTTTCTTTCCACGATGATCAAAGTAATATTACAAATAGTCTATGGGTTAATTACTATCGTTATTACTATAGAGATACGTGGTATGGTCAAAAGGTGGGTATGTTGGACCAACTATCAAATAAACCGGCTGGTTATAAAAATAACAAGTATCAACCTATTGATTCTTATACAACGGGTCCCGACGGTCGCGCCGGCACCCCAGGGATGTATGGACTAAACAACAATCAAAGCAGACCATTTTTTAATGCGATTACGATATATCAGTTAAATCAAAAACGTTTTACGAGTTATGTAATTATTAATCCATTAATTACCGCATGGGAACACGATCAATTAGATAATTCTCAAACTAATAAATTTGCATCAAATAAAATGACTGTAGCATATGAAACAGTATTCTACGGCGAAGGCAAAGTAAGACGCGATGCTCCGACCGGATTCGCTACGTTCCATTACGATTTAACACCGAGCCCATTAAGTATTGCAGGCGGTGGCACAAATACTATTTTTGGACCTGGCGGTGTTATATCAGGTGTTAATGATATATTCGGTGAGCAAGATGGTTTATTAAGCAGAGGATTAAGCGGCAATCCTTTGAATTTAATCGGAGCGGTCTCTTCAACTGGAAATTTATTACGTAATGCTAGAAATATTACAACCGCAGGACTACGGGCAGAAGGACAAAGTATTTTAAATTCTGCACTACAAGGCGCTCTTGGTGGACTCGGCGGTGGCGCTACTGGATTTTTAAATGGAGGTCTGGGTTCGTTAAGCTCGAGTTTAGGCTTTGGACCAAAGACGGGCACGATATTAGTAGGTTCAAATTTTATACCTAATAAAGCAACAGCATCACCGGGCGATGTCGCCCCAACTGCACCAGCATCTACGACTGGAGTTAACAATACTGCCGCACTCGAAGCTAGACAAAACACAACATATTATAGTTCAGATGATATAAAACAATTGAATACCGAAGAAGAGGTACAAGGAGCATTAGATGCCCAAACGTCAAACGCAAAACAAATTCAAGAAAGATTAGACTATAGTAAATCGGTTGATGCAGAAGTACAACAGAAATATAAAGATGCAATACAGACATCCGGACAAGCAGAAGCCGATGCTATCCGTGCTCAGTATGCTTCGAAAGGATATGAAGATCCTGTAAAATTAGAAGCTAATCTAAAACTTAATACAGAAAATCAAGTAGACCTTGAAAGAAAATTAATATCAATCTTAGAAATCAAATAATATGTTAGTATACAACAACATTCCAAAAAAGACAACCTCAGATAGTGCAAATGCCTCAAGAACAGGCCTTGCAAACTTTTATAGCAACGAACTTCCGATGAATGATGCAGACTTTACTGCAATGCTAGGTTTTTTTGAAAGCCGAGGGTTTAGTAAAGAGTCATCAGAAACGATTGCATACATTATGTTCTTACAGGCAAGAATTGACGGATACAATCCTTTTGATGTTTTGTCAACAGTTAAGGATTTAAATGGCACAGAACTTACAGCACTAGTTACAGAAATTTTAAATTTTAATCGATTCAAAACAAGTTTTTTAGGATTATCAACAACCTATTCTACAGAATCTGAAGTGCAAAAAGAGATACTGCCTTGAGTTTAAGATTTGCAAAAGGTCAATACAACCTTAAAAACCCGGACAAGTATATAGGTACAGGGCAACCTACCTATAGATCTAGCTGGGAACTAGCAGTTATGCGAATGTGCGATAACAACCCATCTATACAGCAATGGGCTAGCGAAAGTATAAAGATTCCATATAGAGATCCGCTAACTGGAAAACAAACAGTTTACGTTCCGGACTTTTTAGTTGTATTCATTGACAAAGACATGAACAAACGTGCAGAGCTTTGGGAAATTAAACCAGCAAATCAGCAGATTAAAGAGAAGGTAGGAAAGAACCCTTATAACCAAGCTCAATATATTAAGAATATGGCCAAATGGCAAGTAGCAACACAATGGGCACAATCAAAAGGGCTTAAATTTCGGGTTTTAAACGAAACTGATATTTTCCATCAAGGCGCCTTAAAACGATAAGTAAAAATATGACTAAGAAATTAGAAGAACTTTTAAACATTTCGCCTGCTGAAGATGCTCCTTTAGAAAAGCCAACTGTTACCCAAGTTGAAACACATATAAGTTTACAACAGAACTTAGAAGAGTTTGATAAAATTTCAGCCGCTCTTCCAAAAGTAGAGGGACTCGGGCATATAAGCGACTCAGAATTAGATGCGCTTGCTACTAAAGCAGAACAAGCATATGATGATTTAATGGACCTAGGTATGCAAGTAGAAGCAAGATATGGTTCGCGTATGTTTGAAGTTGCGGGTAATATGTTAAAAACAGCAGTAGAGGCTAAATCAGCTAAAATTGATAAAAAACTCAAAATGGTTGAACTACAGCTCAAGAAGCTAGCAATAGATAAAAAAGATAATCCCGGCGGCGACAACGGAGTCGTAGCAGGCGAAGGATACGTGATTTCTGACCGAAATAGTCTCCTGGCAAAACTTAAAAACATGGATAAATAAAGGGTAGGAATTAACTATGAAAACATTTAAAGAATACCTGGCAGAATCAAAAAAGACTTACGATTTTAAAATTAAAATCGCAGGGGACTTTTCCTCTGAAAACGAAGGCATACTTCGTCAAGGGTTAGAAAAATATTCTGTGTCAGGATTTAAAAAAGTATCAACAACACCAACTCAGGCACTTCCCTTAGATTTCCCAAGAGTAAAAAATTGTGAAGTGAGCGTGTACGAAGTTAGTTTAGAATACCCTACTACTAGTTTTGAATTACGTGAATACATCACAGCATCATGTCAGTTAGGCACAGATCATGTTGTGGTACGTAATCCCAATGAACCTTCCGAAGCATATCAGCAACCATTAGAAAAGCGTGAAGGCGCATTATTAAATGATCCAGATTATAAAGAAGTACCAGCAGTTGACAGTACAAAATATTATGGTACAGAATACAATACTAGCTTTGTAAAAGCATTAAACGATAATTTAAAGGCCAATCGTAAAGAAAGGGGCGAAGTTATTCCAGCTGGCGACAGCGGCAAAACTACCAACGATGTGGCGCAGAATAACACAAGCCCTATAGTTCCAAGGAAAAACTAAAATGCAAATGATCGACGTAATTAAAAGATTGGCTGAATTAGATGACGCCAATGGTGGCATTAAAGAATCTACCAAAATGGTTCAAGACGCAAATGTTGCTGTGATAACTGAGTCAGCGATGGGAGAATGCGGTGGTCCAATGGGGATGTCAATGACTCCTTCAATGGGCATGGCAAACAATACTCCTGCTAGCTTTAGCATTAATGCTTCTGCCGCAAGCGGCGACGAAGTTGCAAACATGCTGACACAAATTATGACACTAGCCGGTGTTAAAAAAGACGGTCCAATCGACGGTCCAATGGGTCACAATGAACCAAGTCGACCATTAACTGGCGAGCCTCCGATGGGCGGCAAGGACGATATTCGATCTGCATTAAACGCAATCGATCAAGTCGAAGACGAAGAATCTTCTTTAGGTGGAATGGACGATATCGGCAATGACGAAATTGCCGATACAGGTGACATGGGTGCAGAAATGGGTACTGCTGGACCTGCCGGCGGCGACATTAGCGATATGGCAGACCAAGTACAAGACATGGCACAGCAATTAGCAGGCAAAGACAAACAAGATTTAGGCTTAGAAAGTTTACGGCAGTTTGACAATAGTCCACAAGAAAAAACAAGAAGCACAGATCCTTTAAACGATTTCGCTAGCGTATTAAACAAAATTCGTAGTTTTGAATATACTCCTCCAAACAGTGGCTCAAACCCAATGACAGCAGAATCAACAGTACAAGAAAATACAACAGAGCAATCTTTATCATCTATTACAACAGATTTAATGAAACAATACGAAGTATATAAGGCTCAGTAAAACAAATTGGACTCACAAATAGGCTCTTCGGAGCCTATTTTTTTCGTAAATAACATTATGAGTTTACCAAATAACAGTGGCTTAATTAAGAGCGCAAACAAGACGCAAAAATTTACAGAACAGGATATACAAGATATTGTAGCCTGTGCAGATCCTGATGCTGGTCACAAATATTTTTTAAAAAAGTTTTTTGCAATACAACATCCGACCAGAGGACAGATACAGTACGAGGCATACGGATATCAAGAAAACTTAGTTGATAGTTTACACAACTATCGTTTCAACGTAAACATGCTTCCTCGACAAAGCGGCAAGACAACTACTGCCGTAGGATATCTATTATGGTATGCAATGTTCAAGCCAGATCAAACGATTCTTATTGCGGCTCACAAATACACAGGCGCACAAGAAATTATGCAACGTATTCGCTACGCATACGAATTATGCCCTGATCATATTCGTTGCGGTGTTACAAGTTATAACAAACAGTCAATTGAATTTGACAACGGTTCACGTATCGTGGCACAAACAACAACTGAAAACACTGGTCGTGGTATGTCTATATCATTATTATACTGCGACGAGTTTGCATTTGTTCCGCCTAATATTGCTAAAGAGTTTTGGACTTCGATATCCCCAACACTAGCAACTGGTGGTAAGGCGATTATTACTTCAACTCCTAACTCAGACGAAGATCAATTTGCAGAAATTTGGTTTGGTGCAATTAAAATAGAAGACGAGTTCGGTAACGTCAAAGAAGACGGACTAGGAGTTAATGGATTCTTTGGCTATAAATCAAACTGGTGGGAGCATCCGGATCGAGACGAAGAATGGAAACAAGTCGAAATGGGGCGTATCGGCGAAGAACGCTTCCGCCGAGAATACGGTTGCGAATTTCTAGTCTACGATGAAACCCTAATTAGTTCAATTTTTATGACGCAAATGGAGGGTTCAGATCCTATAGTTAAAATGGGGCAGGCACGATGGTATAAAAAGATCGAACCAAAATGTACCTATGTTATTGCCCTTGATCCTAGTTTAGGTACTGGTGGCAATTATGCGGCCATTGAAGTTGTTGAAATACCTACGATGATACAAGTAGGCGAATGGCACCATAATTTAACTCCTATTCAAAGTCAAGTAAAAATCATGCGAGATATATGTAGATACATCGAAGAGGCATGTCAAGAAAAGGGAGCGTCGGCTAGCATATATTATTCTGTTGAGAATAATACTGTTGGAGAGGCCGCCTTAGTTGCTATAGGAGAACTAGGGGAAGAAACGTTTCCGGGAATGTTCCTAAGCGAGCCCATTAAAAAAGGACATGCTAGGCGCTATCGCAAGGGCTATAATACTACGGAAAAAGCTAAAGTAGCAACATGTGCCAAATTAAAACATCTAATAGAAACTAGAAAATGCACGATTAAGAGCCAGAGTTTTATTAGTCAGTTAAAAACATTTATTGCTCACGGCACTAGTTTTAGAGGTAAAAACGAAGAACCGGACGATTTAGTGTCTGCTATGCTGGTTGCAATACGCATGATTATGCAATTACAAGAGTGGGATCCGACGATCTACGACACTATGCACGACTACGTAAATGAGGAAATGGAGCTTCCGTTACCCATATACGTCAGTAGTTTTTAATAAATACACATTATGAATGCTATTGAACTTATTTCCCAAGATCTTTTTGACAAAGTCCGTAGCCGCTTTTCTAACCTTCAAATGGGTAGCGAAGCAGGCGCCGTTACTGTAGTACCGCAAGAAGCTCGTTTTTTTGATTTTGATTTTGTCGTTGAAGGTGACAACTTAGGAAGAGTAAGTATCAGTATAAACGAGCTAGGAAGCCTAAAAGTTTATTATAGCCAAGGAATTGTAGAAGATACTAATTCTAGTATACAGAAATTCTGGTTTGACTTTTTAAAAGAAATGCGCCAATTTGCTAAACGTAGGATGTTAAGATTTGACACTCGTGATATTAGCAAGGGTAATCTAGACAAAAATGATTTTGCGTATCTTGCAACACAGCAGGCCGCACAACAAGCATCAGCACAATCAACCGTTCCACAGGAATCAAATATGACAACCGAATCAACAATGTATGGTAGTTCAAAGAGTAGCTATCGACCACTAGAAAAGACTTTATTAATCATTCGTCACAATGCTAAGGTTGGCGAAGACCGTGGAGCTCGTAGTCGTCCAAATAATATCAAAGCAGTCTTTATTCAAAATGAAGCCGGCGAACGTTTCAAATATCCATACGCTCACCTTGCAGGCGCAAAGGCAATGCAACGTCACGTATCTAACGGCGGAACACCATTTGATCCAGCAGGCGCATCTATTATGCAGATGAGCGAACAGATCAAACAGTTAAGTACATTTAAACGTCAAGTGGGCAATATTGAAAGCCTGACTAATGAAGCACGTGGCATTGTTGACCGTGTTGGTTCTAAATTAAGTGACTTACGTGCCACTATTGAACATATCGCTAAACAATCACATTATGAAGCATGGCGTGAAAGTTTAGACGAAGCTATTGCAGAGATGACTGAAATTGATGCGGCTACTATTGAAGATTACAAATCTAAATTTACAGTAAGCAGTTACAAAGAAGACCTAACACAATACTTTCCACTACTATACAAAGTAATGCAAGAAACAAGTACAGTTGATCTAGAAGACTATGTCGGCGAAGATAAAGAAGAGTGTACTTGCACCTTTGAAGGCGGACAAGACGAGTGTCCTATACACAGCAAAGAAGACATTAAAAAAGAAAGTTTTGATGCATTTGAAGAGTGGGCAGACGAAATTGCAGACGGACCTGACAGAAGTACTATTCCTGCCCAATTCCGTAAAGACAAGGGCGAAAAGCCTTTAACTAAACAAGAATTAGATGCAGAAGCTGAAAAGAATATCAGTCATCCTAAGACATTAGCTAGAAACAGCGGACGAGATGTTAAGGAAGGTGGTTATTCTCTAGAGCCAACTAGCTATCAAGACTGGAAAGCAAGCATCGAAGATAGGCTAGCGAAAGGTGAGATCGAAGACCCGGCAGAAATTGCCGCAGAGATTGGCATGTACTTTCCCAAGTTTAATGACGAAGTAGCTATGAGAGTTGCCAAAAGCATGTTTATGTCTGCAGGCGGCGAAGACCCAATGGCTAAACATCGCGTTGCTCCACCGGATGACGGAATGGGTAATGTGTCACAAAGTGGGGATGAAGAAGACGATGATGATTCTTTCCTAAATAGATTGCGCTCACAAGCCAAAGGTGGCTCAATCAAGCCAGGTGTTGACACTGGCGGCGTTGAAATGGAAGAAATGGATCAGGGAAAATTACCAAAAGACGCAATGACTGAAATTGCTCGAATAGTTATGACCAGTATCAATCGTGGTGATGATCCAGATTTGGTCGGAACTGTTCCCCGTGGAGACGAAGCTATTAAGATTGAAACAACCAAACGCTTTGGCCAAAAGGCAGGTGACCTTGCATATGAGTTACTTCAAATTAAGAAAGAAGAAGTTAAGCGTGATTTTGAAAACCGCCAACAAATGGAATCAATGCGCAGACTAAGTGGATTACCTCCATTAAGTGAAGCCGAAAAGAAAACTATGAGTCGTGCGGCCAAAGGCATAATGAAATATGGTAAAAAAGGTATGCAGGCCTTACGTGACGCAGAAGCAGAAGGCAAGGACTTAGAACCAGTACGTGCCAAATTCAACAAGTACAAAGACAAATAGGCAAAACCACTCTGTTAACAGAGATTAAAAAGGCAGAAATATTCTGCCTTTTCTCTTGACATGATAAATAAAAGTGCGTACAATAACACGTATGCACTTTTTCTTTTATAGTCAGTAGGCTTTAAAAGAGAGGCAAATAAAGGCATAATTTAAATTTTATTAAGGAGAAATCATTATGGCATCTTTAGCAGAAATCCGTGCGAAACTTCAAGAAGCACAATCACGCCAAGGCGGGCAATCCGCTGGTACTGGCGACAACGCAATTTATCCCCATTGGAACATTCAAGAAAACAGTGAAGTAACTGTTCGTTTCTTGCCAGACGGCAACGGCGACAATACTTTCTTCTGGATTGAACGTGCAATGATTAAATTGCCATTTGCAGGTATTAAGGGCGAAACAAGCTCTAAGCCTGTTACTGTACAAGTTCCTTGTATGGAAATGTGGGGCGAGACATGTCCAATTCTTACTGAGGTTCGTCCTTGGTTTAAAGATCCTAGCCTAGAAGCTATGGGTCGTAAGTATTGGAAAAAGCGTAGTTACTTGTTCCAAGGATTTGTATTGGATAATCCTCTAAAAGAAGACAAGACTCCAGAGAATCCAATCCGTCGATTCATCATTGGTAGCCAGATCTTTAACATTGTTAAGGCCGCTCTAATGGATCCAGATATGGAAGACTTGCCAACAGACTATCTACGTGGCGTAGATTTCCGTATTGCTAAAACTAGCAAAGGCGGATATGCAGACTACTCAACATCAAAGTATGCTCGTCGTGAACGTGCATTAAGTGATGAAGAAAAGGCCGCAGTGGAACAACACGGTTTGTTCAGCTTGAAAGACTTCTTACCCAAGAAGCCAGGCGATGTTGAGCTCAAGGTAATGAAAGAAATGTTTGAAGCGTCAGTCGACGGTGAAGCATATGATTTAGAACGTTGGGGTCAATACTTCAAGCCAGCAGGAATGGGCGGCAGTGGACAGGCAACTGGTAACACCACAGCAAAAGCACCTGTAGCATCAACTCCGGACGAAGACGATGTCCCTTTTGAGAGTGCGGCGTCAGCACCCGCAGTTAAAGTTGCTGAAGACGCTCCTGTGGCGGAGAAAGCTACATCAGCGACTGCAGGGACCGATGCAAGTGCAAGAGCGCAAGACATTCTTGCAATGATTCGTAACCGTCAAAAAGCATAAGGGGAATAGACTATGGGAAAGGCCTTCGATATTTCGAAGTTCCGTAAGTCTATCACCAAAAGTATTGATGGCTTAGGAATTGGTTTCAATGACCCAACTGACTGGGTCAGTACTGGCAACTATGCACTAAACTATCTTATCTCGGGGGACTTCTTTAAGGGAGTCCCTTTGGGTAAGGTAACTGTGTTTGCCGGAGAGTCTGGTGCAGGTAAATCATATATCTGTTCTGGAAACATTATTAAAGCCGCTCAAGAACAAGGTATTTTTGTTGTCTTAGTTGACTCAGAAAATGCGTTGGACAAACAGTGGTTGCTAGATTTGGGTGTTGATACATCCGAAGATAAGTTGCTTAAACTTAATATGGCTATGATCGATGATGTGGCTAAAACCATTTCAGAGTTCATGAAAGAGTACAAAGTAATGCCTTTAGAGGAACGTCCTAAGGTGTTGTTTGTAATCGATTCACTTGGTATGTTGCTTACTCCAACTGACGTAAATCAGTTCGAAGCAGGCGAGATGAAAGGTGATATGGGCCGTAAACCTAAAGCACTTACAAGTCTTGTTCGTAACTGTGTAAACATGTTTGGTAGTTATAACGTAGGTATGGTTTGTACAAATCACACATACGCAAGCCAAGATATGTTTGATCCAGATGACAAGATTTCAGGTGGTCAAGGCTTCATCTATGCATCTAGTATTGTTGTTGCTATGCGTAAACTTAAACTTAAAGTTGATGCAGATGGTAATAAAGTAACTGATGTGTTGGGTATTCGTTCAGCTTGTAAGATCATGAAAACTCGTTACGCAAAACCTTTTGAAAGTGTACAAGTTGAGATTCCATATTCAACTGGTATGGCTCCTAGCTCGGGGTTAGTTGACATGTTCGAAAAGATGGGTGTACTATCCAAGGTCGGTAATAAATTAGCTTACACTAGTAAAGAGACTGGTGAGATTGTTGCAGAGTTCCGCAAGAATTGGAGTGAAGAAAAACTCATGACAATTATGAAAGAGTGGGATGCATCAGCAGTCAATTCAACTATATCACTTGATCAAGAGGAAGAAGAAGCAAATGGATGAAAATCTAATTATTACAGTTTGGGATATATTCCGTGAATATATTTCTGAAAAAAATCGTGAAATGGCCGCAAATCAATACGTTGACTTTTTACTAGGCAACGATATTAGTGCCGAAACATTGTCTGGCTATACTGGCTACGATCCCCATTTAGATGACGCTATTAAGTTAGTAGTCGAAGAAGAAGGAGTTGATGACGATGAGCCGTTTGACGAAGATAACTTAGGTTACGAAGACGAGGACTATTAATGGCTTGGTACAGTAAAGTAAGTCGAGATCTTGCTCACTTGCCTGATTGTATTGAGTATTTTTATACTCAGTTAGACGAGGCCAGGAAGGAAGTTAAAGTGTATGGCAATCTTGAGAAAGCCAGCGCCGCACTTCCTGGTATCGTTGAACAACGTTTTAACCAGCTTCAAGAAATTGAAGCTGTGTTAGAATATTTAAATATTGAACTTAGACGTACTCGAAGCAAGGCGTTTAAGAAATACTTAGAGAATTATCAACGTGCTCTAAGCTCACGGGACTGTGAGAAATATGTTGACGGTGAGGCCGACGTAGTCGATCTAGAAAAAATTGTTAACGAGTTTGCCTTGTTACGCAATCAATGGCTAGGGATTATTAAAGGTCTTGATATTAAACAATGGCAAGTCTCTAACATTATCAAACTTAGAACTGCCGGAATGGAAGATGTACATATCTAATGTTTGTAGAAGATCTAGTCATGCGTCTTGCTTGCGAAGACAAGTACTTATTTGAACCTGACATCATTCAAAGTAATGGTTGGGAGAAAAATTTTGTCTCTAGTCTATCAACACAAATTCAGCGCGGCAATGCGTTAACAGAAAAACAAGCAACTCTAGTACATCGCATTATTAAAACATATCAAGCTAGCCTAGAAGTTTATTTTCAACGTCAAATAGATGTTAACAATCCTGTATACAGAACTCCATTCAGACACATTATTAACGAAAAATCTATTAAAATAGAAAATATCGATGGGGACAAAAAAATTGCAGTAAGATTTCCGTACGACGAGAAATTAATTAAATTAATCCATAACTATGTATCTAATACTGGATGGAAAAGTTTAATATATGCTAACCCATTAAAGGGGCATATCGCCGAATGGAACGCAACAAATAAGGCCTGGGTATTTTCTTTGCGAGAAGATAATATACTTTGGCTACAGACAAATTTAGTAGAACATGGGTTTATTACTGACCCGGTGTTCAACGAGTTTTTAGAAGATATACTTAAATCATTAGACAATATGCTCGACTATGCTCCGCATGTTTCTAAAGATGCCGACAAGTATTTTTTAAAGAATGCTTCTAAGAATATTAAAATCAAGCCGTCTACTAATTTAATTGAATATTTGATATCTGCAAAAAATTTCGGAATTACAGCATGGGATGATAAAGTAGCAACAGATCTTAAGTTGACTAAATTAGATCCAGTGACACAGACTATTATTAATAGCGTTGATCCTATTTTCATTGACTCCGCAATTTATAATATCGATCAGTTTGAAAATTTAGTTAAATTTGGCGGCCCGATATTAGTTATTGTTCCCGGAGGCAGTGAGATTCAACACACTAGGCTGTGGCACGAAACTGCATTAAAGTGGGGCATTAGTAGTTCTCAAATGTGTGTATTGTTCCGAATGCCGAACGAAAGTCACGGGTCTTTTAACGCCTATATAAAAGAGCACAATTTAAACAACGACATACATCCAGATATTAAGATTGTATTTGCCAGCATAAAAATTCCTAAGCCGTTGGTAAAATCAGAATTGAGATTTAATACTGTCATTAACTTAGGTTATTACAAAGATTTGCATTATTCTATGAGTGTGCTCTTGCAATCTACCCCCAATATAGTGTATTATAACAATAAGCATCCACATGGAGTAAATGTTTGTCCACAACAAAATTAATAATCAAAGACGAAATTAACGTTAAGTTTGAAAACCTTGACTTAGCTACCCGCAAGGAGTTAGTCAAGAAATTCAAATACTTTGATCCGTCTGCGAAGTTTATGCCGGCATATAAGCTAGGGCGTTGGGACGGCTGTACTCCTTTCTTTGGCCTTGGAGGTACGACTTATGTTAGTTTGCTTGACCGTATTCTTCCGTTGTTAGAAGGATGGGGCTACTACATTGAAGTCGAAGATCAGCGTCAGCATAAAGAATTATCGTTTGAAAAAGTATCTGGAGATTTTTGGGGAGACCAGTGTTGGCCAGAAGGACATCGCTTTGCCGGAGAGCCAATTCGTTTGCGAGATGACCAAGTTGAAGTAGTTAATAACTTCCTAGGAAATCCGCAGGCATTACAAGAAGTAGCAACGGGTGCAGGTAAGACTATTATGACTGCTACCCTTGCTAAGATTTGTGAAAAGTATGGTCGCACTATGACTATTGTTCCTAACAAAGATCTTGTGCTACAAACAGAAGAAGATTTTAGAAACGTTGGGCTAGACGTCGGTGTGTATTTTGGCGATAGAAAAGAACTGGGTAAAACTCATACTATCTGCACCTGGCAAAGTTTAAATGTGCTAGATAAAAAGTCGCATGATCCAAATACACTTAGCCTTGCAGAGTTTATTGAAGGTGTTAGTGCTATTGTTGTTGACGAAGTGCATCAAGCCAAAGCAGAAGTATTAAAGAAATTGCTTACTGTTAATTTTGCAAATGCGCCAATTCGTTGGGGATTAACGGGAACAGTACCTAAAGATGATTTAAGTTTTGAAAGTATTAAATGTAGTTTAGGTGATGTAATTCATCGAGTTTCTGCATACGACTTACAGCAAAAAGGCATATTGGCCGAATGCCATGTAAACATTGTGCAAACACAAGAATGGAAAGAATTTGAAAGCTATCCTGCAGAATTAAAATATCTTGTTACTGACGATACTAGGATGGAATGGGTATCAAAATTAATAAAAAATATTGCCAGTAGCGGCAATACCTTGATCTTAGTCGATAGGATCGAAACTGGTAATTTTATTATAAACGAAATTCCAGATAGCGTTTTTGTTAGCGGAAAAATTAAATCAAAAGACCGAAAGGAACAATATCGTGAAGTGGCGACTGCTGATGACAAAATTATTGTTGCAACCTATGGTGTCGCGGCTGTTGGTATTAATATACCTAGGATCTTTAATTTGGTTCTTCTGGAGCCCGGCAAATCGTTTGTCCGTGTTATTCAATCAATAGGTCGCGGAGTTCGAAAAGCTGACGACAAAGACTTTGTACAGATATGGGATATCACTGCTAGTTCAAAATACGCAAAGCGTCATCTTACTGAGCGTAAACGGTTTTATAAAGATGCAAGATATCCATTCGCAATTGAAAAGGTAAAATACTAAAATGCAAATATTAACATTAGAAAATACAACATTCTATTTGAATGATCTGCCTAATGAAATTGATGAAGATTTTCGATACTCTGTTTTAGATAACAGTGATAATCAAAATCCTGATCATTTTTTCTTACCGCTAATCTTCTTAGAAAGTTTTACAGGGCCTGCCGCCGTACTTAAGATCGGACCTTACGAGCTCACCATGCCTTTAGATTGGTGTACTATCGTAGGCGACCCGACCGGACCAGAAATGGAAGTATTACCTTTAACTAGTTTAAACGATAGAGGATTTAGGACATTTTGTTTCAACCCATTGAGTAGCTTCCGTCCTGAGTTTCACGATATTGATATTATCAACGTATACCCTGAAGTAAAATGGTATTTTCCAAAAATGAAACCTGGTCAACTACTAACTACTCCGTTGTCTGGTGGAGAGAAACCTGTATGTGCTTATTTTGTTAAAGAAGTTAGTCGCCAGAGCGAAATTGTAGATTATTCGAAGTGTTGGTAAACTATGGGAAGTCTTAAACCTGGTGCAACACTTATACACGAACGTGTGGGCAATGTAGTCTACAGTAGAGAATTTGGAGCAGACCCTATGACTAGAAAAGTAACCGGTTGGGACTACGATAAAGATAATCCAAACTTTGATCCACGTACTAGCGACGGTCGTCCGTTACACGATCACATTACGGAAGATAAAATGTGGGGGGAAATTCGTCGAATGGCAAAAACTAATCCCACTTTACAAGACGCATTAGAACGTGTTAAAATAATATATCACCTAAGCAAGGATAAAAATGGCTCTTGATATTAAGCGAGAATTACGTGCAGTAGATCAACGAGAATATAATTTCTATGACAATCTTTCTGACCAAGAAAAGAAAGAATTCAGCCCCTATATACTAATGCGGTATGTTGCAAATGTACAACTTAATGAAACAGATATACAAGAATGGTATTTAGAAAGGACTAACGAATTTGTTAATAAAAACCATTGGACTCTAAGTAAAAATCACAAGGCATTGTTATGGAAATTGTTTGCTAGCTGTGGCACCGGAATTAATTGCTACCATCCATATTTAAAAGCCAGTAGCAAAGAAAAAGCCATTAAAATTGAAAAATTATTGCTCGACTTGTATCCAGCAATGAAGTTAGAAGATATAAAAATAATGGCCAAGATGATGGACAAGAAAGATAAAGAAGAGTTATTTGATAAGATGGGCTTTGATAAAAAGCAACGGAAAGAGTATGAGTAACTTGTATCCGTTAACACCTATGTCCGCCACAGAAATACAATTATTAGTTGGGCCTGACTTTATTAAAAACTTTCAAAAGGAAGTTGATGAATTTATGGTTCCTATGCGTAAGCAGATTGCTAAAGGTAGACCACTTAGCATAGGTAAAGAAGCGTGGGAATATGCTGTTGCAGATAGTATCGTTGGAGCAGAATGGGCAGGGGCTGGTAATTCAATTGTAGATGTTCGAATGGGGATAGATGTAGGGCTTGACGTTAAGAGTGTAGGCAAATGTAATGGAAAAGGCAAAACATCAAAGTCAGGCGAAGCAAGCATGTTCCAGACATACCACAGCCATGTTGATACAATGTTTCACACAAAAGATTCCCCCGCACTTTGGAATGTGTATATAGAAGGTTGGTTTGAAAAAGTAAAAGCAGTTAAGGAATATTATCTCCTTGCTATTGTAAAAGATAAGCAGTATAATTGTAGTTTATGCGGATTTAAGAGATCTGGGAATCTTCCTTTATATAATACAACATACGGAACATTCTTGACTGAAACTGGAAAGCAGAGCAAAGGTACATGGACTGTACATCAACTTGCTGATCCGACTTTGTTACATACTATGGTAATTAAAGGAAAAACAAGATTAGAAATGCGACTCCGACCTAAGATGCACGACCCACAATATTCACTACCGGTTTATAAATTTTGATAATGGAACTAGCCGAACAACCTTTTCAATGTGTACATTGCACTAAGAGTTTTATGCAAGAGAAAACTCTGATGGCTCATATGTGTGAGCCAAAGCGCCGTGCGATGCAACGAACTGAAAAGCGTGTACAGGCAGGGTACATGGCATGGAATCGCTGGTATGAGCTCAGTCAAAATCAGCGCAAGCAAAAGAGTTATGATGATTTTTGTAAAAGCTCGTACTATAATGCCTTTGTTAAGTTTGGAAGTTTTGTTACTAATGTAAGTCCGTTATATCCAGACAAGTTTGTTGACTTTGTAATTAAAAGCGGAATTAAATTAGACCATTGGTGTAGAGACGAACTCTACGATCAGTATCTTTTTGAAATGTTAAAGATCGAACCAGTAGAAGCCGCAGTTCAAAGAACCATTACAACAATGATGGAGTGGGGAGATACTAGCGGAGCACAGTGGCAACATTATTTTAGGTATGTTAATCTTAATCGAGCAGTACACGATATTAGAAACGGCAAATTGAGTGCATGGGTGGTGTTGAACTGCGTTAGTGGTAAGACAATGTTAGAGAATATGAATGACGATCAACTTGAATTAATTCAGCCAGCGTTAGATGTAATGTTTTGGGTAAAGAAATTTAAATCAAAACCAGCAGATGCAGAATTAGTGAAAGAAATTTGTAGGGAGAGCGGAATTGAGTGATAATAATTTCTTCCAGCGTCGAAATATTAAAGTTATTGATAGTAATAAGAGATTTTATAGAATGAGAAAACTTATTACTAACAAATATTTTGAATATCCCCAAGACAAAGAGATAGTCGAAAACTTAAACATAGTAAATGATACCGAACGGTTGCTCACTATAGAAATTCCAGAAAGCGATCTGGAAAAAATAAAAGATTTCGAAGAACAAGTTTTCAATAATATGAAAACTTACGGATCTCATCACTATCGTATATTTGAAACGTTAATGGAACAGAAAGAACAAGAAAAGTTTCTTCGTAACAAGTACCCCTCTGTACAAAAAGCATTTGAGCAGTACAGTATGATGTTGGCATTAGCAAAAAGCGGAGAACTATAATGCCAGATATTGACATCGACTTCGCTGATAGAACACAAATACTTGAAAAAATTAAAAATGTACCTGCCGCAATGTCTGAAGATAAGAAACATAACACCGGTGTATACTGTCATCAGATCCCAACTAACCCATTGACTGGGTTAGCTAGCATTGAATACAAGGAAGCAGAATCAAGAGGCTATTTTAAAATAGATTTTCTTAACGTTGGTATATACAATGGTGTAAAAAACGAAGAACATTTAATCCAACTAATGAATACGGAGCCATTATGGGATTTACTGGAACAGGACGATTTCGTCAACTTGCTTTTTCACGTCAACGGACATGGTTCAATTCTCAGAGAAATGAAACCGAGGACTATAGAACAACTAGCGGCGGTACTAGCGGTTATTCGTCCAGCAAAACGATATCTAATCGGAAAAGATTGGGAAATAGTGACAAAGGAAGTATGGGTTAAACCAGAAAGTGATGAGTATTTCTTTAAGAAAGCACATGCAGTTGCGTATGCACATGCCATCGTTGTTCAAATGAATTTAATCTGTGAACAAATTAGCTACGGATATTCCTAGGACTGCGAACTAGCTGAATAGATTTACGTTTTATCCGTTTTTCTGCAATTTCACTCAAATTTACAGTAGGACCGAAGATTATTGAAACATCTTTACTTGTAAATGTTTTAATATATGGTCTAAATATCGACATTTCTTGTTTTAAGAAAATATTAATAGGAATTTTACGATTAGATTCCCACCACCAGTTCTCGCCCATCTCTAAAAAGATAGATTTTTCAGTTTCTGTGCGAATTATGCCGAAATCGTAGATACTTGTGACGTTAGAATCGTAGTTTATTACAATTCCGACGTATTCGTCTTCGTTACATTTAATGCAGGTTATAAAAGGAAAGTTTTCCTGGAATTGCTGGTCTTTACGTGTTATCATTTACTTAATAAATATAGGTATGCAGAATTTACCTGTCTATTTATATACCAACATCTACCATGTACAGCTAGATTTGGAAAACTCTCGAGGTGTGAACAACGTCATGTACCAACGCAACCTAACTTTTCAAAAGGGCTTGAAAAACCAAGTCCAGCTACAATTTAAAAATTCCGATCAAAAGCCGGTTAACATCAGCTCGAGCACATTTTTCTTTAAAATGTTTGGTGAGGATAACGTTATGCCGTTCAATCCTAAACCACTTACAGTTATTGACGACGGAGTCACTACTAGCACTAGAGGGTTAGCAGTATTAACACTCTCAGAAAGCGACCTTCTAGATATACCAGCCCAGAGTTTTAATTTTTCAATCGTAAGTCTAGATAGCCAAGGTAACTATACTCCGACGTATGCTGATACATACTACGGAGTTAAAGGAACAGCCGAAATCCGTAACGATGTAGAGCCATACTTAACACCTAGTATCGAAAATACTACCTTTGAAAACTTTAGAGATAGTCCCAAGGACACCTCTGGTCAGGTGCAACACCAATGGTGGAGCTTCCATTCAGGAAATATGGAGGCTAACCCAGCTTTCAATACTAATAACGGTCTTCAAACACTGGCATTTTATCTCAATAACTTTAAAGGACATATTGATGTATACGGCACATTACAAAATTCCCCAAGCGGCTCTGGTAATAACAACGAGCTATATGCCCTACTTACCAGTATTAACCTTTCTACTAAAACCAATGGTGTAAGATATGTTAATGTTAGTGGAAATTTCACAAATATTAAAGTAAAATACATTCCGGATGCTGACGGCTCTGGACAAAATTGGTACGGTGCTGGTGCGGCAGGTAACCCGACGCCCAATCAGCCATATTGGCCTAACGGAAAACTTGACAAAGTCCAACTAAGAAGTTAAAATAGTTGCATGAATCTGATTCAAGCGACATTTTTACAATTTCTGCCTCCGAAGAAAAAACAAACTCCAAGTGGTTGGATCAGTTTCAACGCCCTCTGCTGTGTCCATAATGGAGAGAGGCAGGACAAGCGCCAGCGTGGGGGCGTCAAAACATCAGGCGATGACGGATTCCAGTATCATTGCTTCAATTGTGGCTTCAAGGCCGGTTGGACTCCTGGTAAACTATTAAGTAAAAATACTAAAAATCTTATGCGCTGGCTCGGTATGCCAGATGATGAGATCAACCGACTTAGCCTAGAAGCACTAAAGAATAAAGACGAATTAGACAAAACACCTATACCACTAAATTTCAGTCTCGAGCCGAAAAAATTGCCAGAAAATTGTCTTCCGGTACAGCAGTGGATTGATGAAGGATGCGAGGATCCAAATTTTTTAGAAGTGGTCGCATATATTTTTAATCGAGGTATGGACCTTGATTGGTACGACTGGCATTGGACTCCAGAGAACGGTTATAAAGATCGTGTGATAGTGCCATTTTTTCATGAAAATGTAGTTGTAGGGTGGACGGGTCGAAAAATTACCGAAGGGAAGCCAAAGTACTTAACTACTAGTCAATCAGGAGTTGTCTTCAATATCGATAGACAAACAGATGATCGTAAATTTGTTATTGTTGTCGAAGGGCAGTTTGATGCGATCGCAGTAGATGGTGTAGCAATCATGCATAACGAGCCAAATGACACTCAAATTGCTAGAATTAATAAACTTGGTAAAGAAGTAATCGTTGTACCTGATAATGATAAACCGGGTGCTACGATGATTAAGAAAGCACTCGAAGCCGGATGGTCGGTTAGCCTACCAGATTGGGGACCAGATGTAAAGGATGTAGCAGATGCCGTGAAGAAATTTGGAAGAATTTACACACTTTTCACAATTTTGCAGTATCGAGAGCAAGGTGAGATAAAAATACAACTAATAAAGAAAAAGCTAGAACAAAAACATGATCAATAACAAAGACAAACAAGCACCTAGTTATAGTTTTGATGTTCAGAAGCTATATATTGAAATGTTCATGAGTGATGCAGAGACATTTGTACGCTGTCAGAACATATTTGACCCTGAAAATTTTGACAGAAAATTGCAAGAAACTGCAACCTTCATTAATGAATATGTAAATGAATATAAGGTAATGCCCGAGGCAAGTATTGTAAATGCGGCATGTAATACAAATCTACAACCAGCACAATTACCTAGAGAAAACTATGATTGGTTAATGGACGAATTTGAGAATTTTTCACGTCATAAAGGGCTTGAACGTGCAATTCTTAAAAGTGCTGATTTACTTGATAAAGGTGAATATGGTCCAGTTGAGAAACTAATCAAAGACGCAATTCAGATTAGTTTGAACAAGGATATGGGCACAGATTATTTTGAAGACCCGAGAGCACGACTTGAAGCATTAAAGAACTCAAATGGTCAAATTAGCACAGGATGGCCGAGTGTTGACAAGAAATTATATGGCGGATTTAACAGAGGCGAATTGAACATTTGGTGTGCGGCATCAGGTGGTGGTAAGTCATTGTTCCTTGCAAACTTAGGAATCAACTGGGCACTAAATGGTTTAAATGTTATATACCTAACATTTGAATTAAGTGAAAATTTAGTGTCAATGCGTATGGATAGTATGCTTACTGGAGTTGCAACTCGTGAGATTTTTAAGAATCTCGAAGACGTTGAACTTAAGGTTAAGATGACTGGAAAGAAGGCAGGCAACATTCAAATTAAGTATATGCCTAGCGGAAAGACTGCGAACGACATTCGTGCATATTTGAAAGAATATCAGGTTAAAAAAGGCTTCAAGCCAGACATTATCTTAATCGACTATTTGGACTTGATGATGCCGATGAGTGTTAAAGTTAGTCCAAGCGACTTGTTTGTCAAAGACAAATATGTGTCAGAAGAGTTGCGCAACTTGGCGATGGAGACACAAGCGATTGTATGTACAGCATCACAGTTAAACCGTAGTGCTGTTGAAGAAATTGAGTTCGACCACAGTCATATCTCGGGTGGCTTGAGTAAGATTCAAACTGCTGATAATGTGATTGGTATCTTTACAAGTCGTGCAATGAAAGAACGTGGACGCTATCAGATTCAGTTTATGAAGACACGTTCAAGTAGTGGCGTCGGTCAGAAAGTTGACTTAGAGTTCGATGTTGATACCCTGAAGATTAACGACTTAATGGAAGATGACGATTCTGGTAATGGCTTTAAGAAACCTGCTGGCCCTAGCATTTATGATTCTCTTAAAAAGACCTCAACGGTAACAGCAAATAATGTGGATAGTGAAACTGGGGAAATTAAGTCAGATCCTACTGAAGGAATTTCAATAGGTAAAATTAAAGGTGTAACTGGTACTTCAAAGGTACGAGAATTGCTTGCTGGGCTGAATCCTGAAAAGGATTAAAATAATGTTGCGATCTGGTTGTTAACACAATGACTGATCGCACGTTGCCACTGTTCTTCGCCGGTACCTGATAGACATACTTCGACAGTTGCTGGCGCAGTAAGCCAACGATGATCAGGAGTCCACGGACTAATACCACTCATTTCTCCGTCAAGTTGGCCAGCACTCCAAGCCGCTAATCCAATTCCTGCTCTCCACAAACTAGGGCCTTCGCCGCCTGCAATAGCGGCCATAATACTCATATCGCCAGTGATGCCAATATCATGCGTTACTTGCATTGTGCTACTACTAGACCAATCCATACTGTGTACAACATGAACTCTAGCTGGCTCAACTGGTCCTCCTAAATATACTGTCGAACTTCCGGGATAATCAATACCTGCGGCATGCATTACTGTGCCAATATTAACAGTCTTTGCTTCCTTGTTTAGCATTACACCCCATGCTCCATTAACACCGTGCTGGACTACTAACACAACACCTTTTGCAAAGTGAGGGCTATTACATTTAGGTTGGCTTACAAGTATTTTTCCTGAGAATGATTCAAAACTGGTCATATGGGTATTTACGCCATAAATATATCATCTATGTATATCTTTGAGTTTAATCCCCCTATTGAGATTCACAACGAACTAAACCCTGCCCTATGGGACGACGGGAAAATTAGGCGTGAAATCCAGGTCAAATTGCTTAAAATCGCCAAGGAATTCTACGGTTTTCTAGACGTTTCGACACGAATTGACGACATTTTAATCACTGGTTCACAAGCCAACTACAACTACACTAGGCAGTCAGATATAGATCTTCATTTAATAGTGGATTTTTCTCAGGTAGATTGTGAAGGCGAAGTTCGAGAACTATTTGATACTAAACGTAAGTTATGGAAACAAAACCACGATATTAATATTAAAGGGATCCCAGTTGAGTGCTATGTGGAAGATCTAAACGATCCCGCAATTACCGCAAGTTACAGCATTATCAAAGAAACTTGGATTAGACAACCTAGTAAAATAACCAAAGATTACGACCGCAATAAAGTTGAGGAACTAGCTACAATGTGGAGCAAGGTTATAGACAATGCAATCAATTCCGAGGATCTTGAAGTTATGCAGGTCATAAAAAATTCCCTAGCAGTATTCCGTAAAAAGAGTCTTGCTAGGGATGGTGAGTTTGGTTCTGGAAATCTTGCGTTTAAGGCACTCCGCAATTCAGATTACATTAGCAGACTAATGACTGCTATTAACGATAAAAAAGATCAACTACTAAGTTTATGATACCCAAGGCGGAATTTGGGTTGTAGTTTTATTTTCACGAAGTTGCTCTAACTGTATTTTTAAATTATCAGTTAGTCTAGAAATTTCGTCTTCGCCTAATGTTTCCTCAAGCATGTCTTCAACATAGCTTTTAGTTAGGTTATTATAATTAACCCATCCTTCAATAACTGCACCGTTGTGTAGTTGATCTACTGCAATTTCAGTTTCTCCGTATAAGGGGGCACGATTGCCGTGATCGTCAAACCCCCAAAGCGTCCAAAACACTCGTGTAACTACATTAGAATAGTCACCAATTTTTTCAGTGCTTTCTAGTTTAGTAACATCCCAATCATAATAAAATTGTTCAATTGACATTATCTAGGATTCCAGGGTCTCTGCTCTGGATTGTGTATAGAATCGTCCTTGCCAATCCAAGACTCAAGTTCTTTAATATTTTTAATTTGTGTACCGTCTGGTAATTGAATTAACGGTAAATTACTCCAGTTTGGACTAGCGGCCTTAAACTGTGCCCATGTCCAAACAGCATTATCTACTTGACGTTCGTCAACGTTAACCTGTTTACTCTGCAGATGCTTTAATACTTTCATGCATAATGAATCTAGAGGTCTAGACCACATAATACAGCTTTTTTGTTCTTCCATTTTTTATTCCTTTTATATGTTTGATCTTAAGATCCAAGAATATTTAATATTTGTAATAGTTGCGGTGCTTTGAGTTAGAAGCGTTGAGACGCTAACATCGCTATTATAAACTGGAATCTTAATTGCAGATGTTGATGTCCAAGGAGCATTTACGCCTGACGAAAATCCAACTGCAATCTTATCTGTTTTATTACCAGACAAGTTAGGCTGAACAATGTATGTGTTATCAGGATAAATGTGTATTTCTAAAATACCTTTATAGTACTCGGTATTACTTGTATCAGTAAAGCTCATTGCTAATTCACCGTATGTAACATCAGTGCAATCAACAGTTACTAGTGTAGCAGTTGTTCCGCTAGCTTGTCCACGGGGCAATGTAATAGTCCCGGATACTGTTGTTGATGGAGCACCGGCGATACTTTGTTTAGATGCACCATAACTGTCCATGACTGCTATACGACTTACTGTATCAGTAGTTTGAACAAAGAACTGTTGTCCGCTAGTGTATGTAACCCCTGTCGGATCATCAATTGTAAAATAAGCGGTGCCGGCATTAGTTGAAATGTTACTAATTGGATATTCGACAGTTTTTGCTGTATTAAATAAACTCCATTGGCCCGAAGTATATGATGAAGTTGCATTGTTAATAGTGTTAAGCCATTGACTTGCAATAGTACTAATCACCGTAGTGTTACTAGTAGCGGCTTGATTAGTTGTAAATGAGCCAGGATTAAAAGTCTTAGTTACTAGATATTCATAATTGCCGTCGGCACGTATTTGACCAGGTAACTGATCCAATTCACCTTTTAAACTCGGTGCAGTACCGTTATTATATTCGGCGCCGACCATTTCAATAATAGATGTTGCAGTATTAGTGCTCAGACGCCCAGTATTATCAATTGTTAATCCTGTACCTACTTTGATTCCACCTAATACATATTCGCTAGCAGTTTGTATTTCAAAAGTATTTGGTAGATCGGTTAGATCAAGATAGCTACCTGATGTAGAAACTGCGCTCAATCCCATGTTTCTATAGGCATTAAATTTTTGTTGATTAGATAAATTCTGTGTATCAATATCGACACGCAAGCGATTTGCTAATGCAGTAGTTACTGATGTGTTAGTGCTTGCAGATGCTAGCTCTTGTAATACAGTATAGAATGTACCAGAGCTACCAATAGCTAGATCAATTTGATTACCTACAATTTGAATAGCTTGACTTGTGGTTACATAATTTAATAATGTTAATGTAGAAAGGTATCCAACGTCATCTGTAAAAGCAGATAATCCTGTCGGAGTATCTAATAAATCATTGTAGTTAGCAGTTAACGCAACTGCAAAACGACCACGCAGGCTAGCTGTACCTGACCCAATTCCTGGGCCGGTTGCTGTGAATACCGTGCCAGTGTTGTTATTGGCCGCGCCAATCAATGTAAAATTAGTATTACTTGGATTTAGAATTACATAGGTCGATCCTTCTGCAAAACTACCTGAAGAAACTACAGTATTTGTTGTACGTAAATTGCCTAGACTAAAGTTAGGCTTGTGTGTGAGATCGTCGTAGTTACCAGTTGTTGCAACTGTAGCTAACGGAGCACCGCCGCCACCAGTTAATGTTAACCATTCAAATCGTCCGGTATTATTGATACTAAGAACTTGCCCAGATTCTGCAACGTTCGCTGAATTGATGTGACTAGGAATAACAATAGCATTTTGACCAGTAGGAATTTGAGTTTCACCGATTTGACCTGTTAGCTGTGAGAAGCCAGTAGCACCACCGCTAGCATAGGCAAGCTCATTCCAGTACGAACCGCCGTTACCGATTTTAAATTTACCTGTGTTAACTTCAAATCCTAGTTCACCTTGACTAAGGATAGGATTAATCGTAGTCCACTGATTTGCTGTGTCTCTTCTAAATTGAATTTTTTGTGCCATTTTTATGCTCCGCCTCCGTCAAAGGTCTCATCTGGTGTAAAAACGGAAGCCGCGCCGCCTCCATCGATTGCTAATGTGCCACCGCTACCTAACCCAGTAACAGGAACTCCACCAGGAGTTAATCCGTCGCCTATGTGTAGAACTAACGAATTAAGATCCACAGATACTTGCCCTCTTGGCAAAACGGGTGGGTTGGTAGTTAAAATTTCTTTACCTTGGTAAACTCTGTAGGGCATATCTTGTTCCTTTGTCGTATAGGTTAAATATATTACTATGCTATTTACCGTCAACGCTCAAAGTTTAACCATTCCGCCAGCCTTATTGCTGAATCAGATTAAGATAGGATACGGTGTTAAGACACAGCCATTTCCATTAAATCGTGCCAGTATCAACTGGATCTACGATCTACCAGAAGAATCAGAAACTGGTTATCAAGTAGTGCCTGGGCAAACAGAGCTAGACCTAGTGTTAAAATATTTTAAAACCCTAGTTAAATGGGTCAACGTTAAAGAAATTAGAGATATATCGTTTACCAATTTTAAGTGGAGTGGTCATTTGTACGTTGATCAACCTATGTATGTACAATTTGTTATTACACGATCTAAACCTAGAATTATGTGTACAGACATCGATTGGCTTGCTCAAACACTACATGCTGATGGTACACCTAGTTTTGGCATGAAAATCAAACAACGCATATATCCATAGATTAATGTCTTAAATATGCTATAATTAACTTAGCATATAAAGGACAGCGATGTTTTACAAATTCAAACCCGGCCCATATGAGCCAGCACCCTATAAACCCGGCGACACTCTAACATTCTCACAGACATGGACTTTTGGTGACATCATTTATTCCATGATTCCGATTAGACTGTTAGGTGGCGGCGAGTTTTACCTACGATTTGAAAACCTCGATAACCTATGTCAAAATGTAATCGGTTGGCGTGATGGAGGAAGTCACTCAGGTCGCATGACGCAAAAAGACTTTGATTTGCTCGCACCCCTAATTGAAGCACAGCCTTATATCAAGAAATGGGCCAAGTGGGAAGGTCAAGAAATCACACATCCATTAGATAACATCTGCTGTTGGTTCTACGGCAATCAAATCGACAAGGGCCACTATGGTCGCTTGTATAGTCTAGCAGTAGGTCTTGATCCAGCTCAGTTTGAACCAGAAATTACTCGTCCGTGGCTAACCAACGTAAAAAAGACCAGCGTAGCCGGAAAACACATTGTGATCAGCAAGACTGATCGCTACGGCAACGGACAAGTACATCAAGTATGGCGTAACATCGTAGAACAAGAATGGTACAAGCAGGCTGTGTTTGTAGGTACTGCTGAGGAACATGCAAACTACGAAGAAGATTTTAAAATCAAACTACAGCACTATAAAACAGAAGACCTATTGGAACTAGCAGAAGTTATCAATGGATCACAGCTTTATATTGGCAACCAATCAGTAGGTATGGCCATAGCACAGGGATTAGGTGTAAACTTCTGGAATGATCATCGTAAGGATAACTGCACACTAGAAGGTTGTGAAACTTACTTTAAACGAGACAATGGTTACTACTTCTGATCGCACTCCTATAGATCTAGACAGCAACGGTGAAGACATCGATTTCACCGAGTGGAAGTGTATCGACAACAATATATACGAGCTGTGGTTAAGTCCCTGTAAAAAGTGGTTAGTCCAATGGTACAACTGGCACGGACAGCCACATTGGCGGAATCGTCGTACAGCATTTGAACAAGATGCAGTAATCATGCAACAGTATTTTTACAGTAAAGAATTACGATGGTGCCCCCGTATTAGAGGTTTTAAAAACTGGGACTTTCAAATCATACATGACTTTGAAGGATGTGAGTGGTTAGGTAAACTACCTGACCCTGACCCTATCATACCTGTGATACTTAGAGATTTAGAACAGCACAACTTAATTTGGCCTACACTGGAAAATAGAAATCTCTATCGTACACAAGATGGATTAACTTGTTGTCTAGGTGCGGGACTATGTTTTGAAGATCAGGCACAGCCCATTAACCTAGCCTTTTGGGGAGACCTAATGCGCCCTGAACATAGGGTAATAGCCGAAAGTTTACCACGGGATAGCGACCTAGGACCGGGTTATGTAGATCTGCGCATTTGGCGAGAAAACCATTTTAAAACCATTGACCCTAGATAGGATTCAGCGTATAATGTAGTATGGTATTTGAACCTTTCTGGGTCCGCCCTCTTAAAATAATCAGTGTAGTCACTCTACTCGCAGTGGCCTATGCTTGGACCAGTGCAGATGATTGGGAAAAAGAGTTTGAAGTGGAACAGCCAAAGTATCCACCCGTTAATTTAGTAATTTTAGAAGAGCCTGAGCTAGCATTGCTACCAGTAGTTCAAGCTCAAGAACCTGAACCTGTGTTTATACCCGCCCCCGAAGGTGTGGTAAAGAAAGCTAAACGTGCTGTATCAAAAGCCAAACGCAAAGTACGTCAGGCTCTTAAAACCAATAATTAACCCAGGAGATTCTGCGCTCGATCCAACTGCGATCTGTAGCCAGTGATACTGGTTTCCATACGGGCAATTTGCCGTTCAATTTCCGTGAGTCGATCACGCTGTGCAAAAGTAACTTTGCTGGGTTCGGGATCAAAAGCACCAACCACTGATTCACGATGTGCTCGTAGTTTTGCCAGGCGATTTTCCAGCAGTTGTATATGTGCTGATATTTTTTGTATTTGGAACATACTGTTAGTTAGCCCACCGTAAGACAAACATGGTGCGATCTGGATCACGGCGAAATGCCACACAGGCTTGCCAATAGGCCTGCTGATCCAATGATGCATAAACCCAATGACTGTAGTGGCCGCCCACATACTCTCGCAACCACGATTCCAGTGTGTCTACACACAGTATCCAATCCCGCTGATCTTCCCGTATGTCAATGGGCCAAGGCACTACCGCACGATAGGGAAAGTAGGGATCCACGGGATGGTCGATTAAACATCGCATCCAGTATTTATTTTAGCGGTTTAGATCCGTTGAAACTGTATAATGTGTGCGGCGGCTGGTACAGTGATCTCAACCAAGTCATCTTCAGTGTCCACGCTGTCACCTTCATAGACCATTTGGCCATTGGCATAGATCATGCCTTCTAATACCAGTATATAGCTTTGACTCGCCTGTAGAGTGTGCTCCAACCAGCCCGCCCAAACAGCTACCTGCGGGTGATATAAATCCAACTGTAATTGAGAAAACTCACGGGGTCTTTCAACCAAAGAGTAACGGGGTGGCTCTAGAAAACGTTGAGCAGGACGTAGCCAAATCTGTAGATAGCGATTGAGTTCGGGTCCGGGATTGGATTCTGTGTGCCAAATACCCGCGCCACAACTCATGTGCTGTATCTGCCCGGGTCCTGCTACTCGATGATTACCCAAGCTGTCCTTGTGTTCTACACTTCCCTCGATCACGTAACTCAATATGTCCAGCCCCATGTGATTATGCCAAGTTGTGATAAATCCGGGTGCAGTACGATCATCGTTGATAGTGTCAACGCAATGCCAGCTGGGATATTCGGGACTGTGAAAACTCATACAGTCAAAACTACGATAGCTGACAATTCGATTGGTACGGGGACTGGCAATGCGGCCACGGGTTTCTGCTGGTCGGATCTTCATACCCATATTTACGAGCCAAAAAAAAGCCCAGCGATCAAACTGGGCTTGAATAAAAAGACTGGGTTAATTAGCAGTCGTTTTCAATTGCCCAGCCATTGATCTGACCTTGGAAAACATAAGCCGAACTAAAGTATGGGCTGTCATTGATGTCGGTTTCGACAACTGATACTCGTCCACCTGCATTTGATTCTTCATTACCAGAATAAGGTACTGTAGCACGAGTAACGACCACAGTAACATATGATTCTGAGGGCTGTCCAACACCGTAGAATTCTAAACGTTGTTGTAGAACCTGTAGTAGACGTTGGAAATTGCTGTCGCTATTGGCGTAGTTAGTGTCTAAGCTACCTGTAGTACAGCTAACATTTATCTGTAGGAATACTAGATCTTTTGTGCCGATCGCATAGCTTTCCTGTGCTTTGCGGTCATTTGGGCTAAGTGCGTAATTGTCGGACATGTCGACTCCTTTTGTTATATATGAGTTTATTTAGTCAGATCGGGATGGTCGATTAGGCAACGCACTGATTGTTAGCCCGAAGTACCCCAAGTTAAATCAGTCCAGCCGTAGCCATCTTGGTACACCTGTACTCTATATTCCCAGTTAGCGCCACCACGATCCAATAGACACAAGATCATCATGCCCCTTACTGGATTTGGTAAGGCCGCATTGCGATCTGCTATACCGTTGTAAAAAGGCAGTTGTACATAGGGTCCTGTTAGATCCACTCCGCCCGGAGTATATCCATTACTAATCTTTATGGTGTTGTCAACGTCGTCTATGATCAGCTCACCATCTCTGCCTACAAATGTATCAGCATCTTGCACGATACGTTTAGTTGTAACTATTCTTGTGGCCATAAAAAGTCTCCTTGTTATGAAATTATTTATGGTTTTACCAGTCGCTAGCTACCAAGACAGAAGCCGCGAAGCGGCCAGCGCAAAGCGCAAAAAAACAATGTGCGATTAAATACATGATGCGATTCACCGTAGCTTTAATCCTAACACTGGCATCACAGTCAGTCCAAGCTGAACCAGTGACTCGTGCAAAGACCGTGCTATGCGATAATATAACAGCAGTCTTTCAAACTATCATAGGTGAGTATAAGGAACAGCCCGTATGGCATGGAATTAGTCCCGGGACTGATACCGAATTAACTCTGACTGTAAATCCCCAAACGGGCTCTTGGACACTGGTTGAGTACAAAGGATCACGTGCTTGCATAATCTCTGTAGGTGAGCGTAGCAGTCAACGAGTGACTAAATCCGCTCCACTGATCTAATACTAGTCCAATAGATAGCAGACAACAGCCAGTGCTAGAGTAACTGGAATCCATGCCCATTTGCTGAATAAGGATTCGTCACTGGATCTAGAGTAGTATATGTCATGATCTGGATCGTAATGATAAGTTTTACCGTTACGTACAACTGTTTGGTTATATAGGTCGTTCATAGTATTATATATGCCGATCTATATAGCAGACAAAAAAATCCTGCGCAAAATTTTTACAATCCGGTTATCAAGTCCAATGAAGTATCTACGGGCGGGCAATGATCTCTAAAGCGTAGTATAAAGTCTGTATATAGTGGACTATCTACGGGTACCCAAAAGCGCACACGATTTAGATGTATACTGCATTCTAGCGCATGATTACGAATCCAGTTAACAACGTGTGTATACAATGGATCGCTGGTTAATATATAGTATTGATTCATAATGTTAAGATGACGATGCCGCCAATTAAAAAGCCCAGTTCAAAAGATACTATGCATGAACCCAATAACACTAGTGGATAGTAAAAGTGATCTTCAACTAGTTCTAAGAATCTTTGCATGAGCAACCCCTTGGACAACCACATACTTCCCACAACTGTACATATGGTAAAGAGTGTGCAAAGAACATTAGTAACCACATTGCGGGCATGGATAAATCACCGCCGCAGGTTATGGGAGGGGAGTATACGCTATAGACAAAACCCGCTAAAAATAAGGGAGCGGGAAGATATCGTAGCAAGATCTTAGCATAGTGGAATAACTGTAAGCGTCCTAATTTCATATATGTATTTACGGCAAAATGAGCCAATTATCAACCCATTTTAATACAGGGTTATAAGTATTATTACAACAGGGAGGCAAAGTACTATGTATAAGCGAACCAAGAAAATGTGTCATTTGGAAAACCCACCGGCGGCAACGCTATAAAAGACCATTGATTACTGTTGAACTACTATACGGGACATGCCCGCACTCTTAAGCTCTATTCGTAGGGCTTTTATTTTGACCGACCTAATAGTAGCGACAAAAAAATCCTACGCAAATTTTTCATAAGACCAAGATCTCGGCCCCTGGTGATTACATCTAATGGGGGGTATTTACGGCATGCGCTTGCTTGCGCTTGCTTTGTTAGTTGTTGTTAGTGACCGGCCACCCCCCTGGGTACCCCGGCCACCGACCGCTCATACTTCGCTGTCAAGTTCCTTAAGGTCGCTAGGCGCATACACATCAAAGCCTTCGTTCTCCAGTTCCTCTACAGCCGCATTAAAGTCTGACATCAGCTGACGGAGTGCGTCCGCTTTGCGTGTGTCCTTGTGCCGCTTGCGTAGTGCGCTACCCTTTACGTACATAAGAGCATAGTGCTCTGTACAGTAGAGCGTACCGTTAGCTAGATCATGCTTGCCACAGTAAGGGCTAGGCCCTGTGTGTGAGCGTGCATCGTAGCTAGGGCCTAGGTATGTACAGCCGTAGGGCTTAAGGACTGCATAGTCTTCGTTCATATTATACTCGCTTCATACATGTAGTCTTAGCCATAGCCTTCCAGCTGGTAGGAAAGCTCTTGCGCAGGTCTGCTATCTTGAGCACCATGCGCAAGCTCAGCTCACGCAACTTGGTCTTGTTCTCATCGATGAATGCTACGATCTCATCCTTGACACAGTCTTCAAACTCATATGTGTCCAGCATGCCTGCTTCATTAACCACTTGCTTGATGCGCAGGATCTTCTCACGCTCTGTGTCCATCTGTAGGTCGATGTAGTGGCAACGTGACTCCAGTGCATCCAAGTGATCACGCAACTTCTTTGAACGAACGTGCTCGAACTTGATGTTGGTAATAAAGATCGCGGCCCCTTTGAACTCAAACTTGTCTGGGATGCCTTCTGAGCGTAGCAGGCGGCTGTCAGTGTTCCAAGCGATAGTACGCTTCTTAGAGCTGTCTAAGGCACCCTTAAGGATGTTCAGTGATAGCTCGTCCATAAGCACAGAGTCGCAGTCATCGAACACGATAACGTTCTTGGCGTCTGCAAACTCGTACAGCTTTGCATAGAGTCCAAGTGCTGACATAGCACCTTTGACGATTTCATAACGTGGCTTGCGCTCACCTAGCACATCAAACAGGCCGTCCTTTGACAGTACTTCTTCAACACCAAAGCTCTTGCCAACGCCTGGAGGGCCGCTGACAATCATAGCACGTACATCGCCTGACTTAACAGCTTTGGTCATCTCAGTGAGGATCTCAAAGCGTTCGCCCAAACGTTCCAGAATCTCTGCGTCAGACTCCTTGGCAACTTCGAGCTCACGCTTCTTGATCGCATCGGTATCAAACTCTAGTACTGTAGTAGCGGGCATTGCCTTTTTTGCTTTTGCTGTAGCCATTTGTGTGTGTCCTTTGTTAACGTTTAAATGTGTATTATATGGTCTTTACTTGAGGTTGTCAAGCATTAATTTTACCGAATCATCGATTGATTCGCACTCGTCGATCACAGCCAATTGCATCATCTCGATCACGGTTTCTGCATCGCGGCGAGTCAGTGGCTCCAAGCTGGCAATAAAGCGGAGTGCATCCGCTTTAGAGTTCATCAACCAAAGCACATCAGCGATTGCTCGCTGACGCTTGTTGAGTCCTTGAATTTCGATGCTCATGCCAATTCCTTTTCTTCAACTAGGGTCAGCATGTTGGCAGGCACCTTCCAGCTCCCCCAACCGGGTACCGAGACTGTCACATACTTGATGGCGATCTTAGTCACAGTGCCCACCATAGTACGACCAGTCTTGCTGGATGTAAACTTGACCATCTGCCCAGGCTTGAGCGTGTTCTTGACGTCTTTGGTAAGCTGGCCACGTGCCCACTTGACTGCATCGATCATGCTGGACAACTCAGTGTTGGTCCAAGTGCCAAACATGATGGCGGTGTTGATTTGCTTGATATCCATTTGGGGCTCCTTACTTGGCTAGTTCAGTGGATTGAGTTTTAACTTGGTCAACGCCTTTGTCCAGCATCTTAGCAATGCCGCTGAAGCCAACGGTAGCAAGAACTAGACCAAATACTGTACCAATGATAAATGCTTTCATGTCGCTCTCCTAAGTGTTTAAGTGTGTAGTATACAATCAAATGTCGCGGCTGTCAAGTACCCGTGTTGCTAGCAAGCCACAGTAGCTGGTCAGCAGGCCCACAATAGCAACGAACATGCTACCCAACAGTTCTGTGTCAGTTTGGCTAACTTCGATGCCGCCCACACCAGCAAAGGTGATCAGGAAACCCACGAAGATCAAAAATGTTGCGCCTTCTTTATTCATATCAGCTCCTAAGTGTTTAAGTGTGTAGTATAGCACCAATTTACCAGTCTGTCAACCCCGGGCGGAATAACCCTACTCAATCCCAGGACTTTTTGCCCCCAAATCGCTCGTTGTAGTCGTAGCCCGCTAGGTAAGCATCGATCTGTTCTGCAGTCATTTCACGCACCCCAACTTCGGTGTCAGAATAGCTTTCACCCCGGTAGTAGTGAGGATCTCTAGGACGGCTGTACCAACTGTCGGCACTACCGCGATCAAACGGTCCACCATGTCGGCTATCGTACTTGACGCCGTTGAACTCGATAACGCAGAACTTGTCTTCTTGTAACATCATACAGTCTCCATGTCTAAGGTTAAACGGGTTGCTGGGTAGGCAATGCGCCCTTCGTAGTCCAACTGACTCTGCTCAAAGTCAGTGAGGTAGTCGTCTGCTACCACTTCCCAACCGATGATGTATTCGCGGAAGCCTTCGTTGTCTACATCAATCTGGCCACGGAAGAACTCTACCAACTCAGCTAGGGCCTCTGCATTACGAGCAACAGAACCCAAGTCATACTTATAATCGTTGCCGCCTTTGAACTTCCAGTACTGTGGGCAAGCACCTGTGCCGTCCCAATCGTGGGCACCGTAGTTTTCCTGGATTTGTGTAGTGATTAGTAAT